CTTTCCGCAAGTTCTTTATAATATGGCTGCCGTGTCATCCAAGAAAAAAGAACCAGTGTCATCGTAAGATCATCATGATGACCGTCGTCTGCTTCATATGTATGCCTTTTTGATATAAAGGAAGTGAGTTCCATTATTAGATTTTCATCCTCTATTATCAATTTATCCTCTTCTATGAGGCTTCTTAAAACTGAGCAACCTATCTTTTTTATTGGTCCAGTTGTTTTCACTCCAAGAGAAGTCTGACCAACACCAGAGAACCCTCCGGACAAGACTTGTCCGGATCTGCCTCTAGAGGTGACACTAAGTATGAACTCATTTTCAAGATCATGGTGAAGAATATCCGCGACTTGACCCCCTATATCATTAATCTCTACTAATATCCACGCATCATTGTATCTTTTAGAAACACTGTCTATAATTGTAGGAAGAACTAGAGGAGATATGGTATTGTTGTAAAATGTTGCTGCGATTTTGTATGGAAATTCACTTGCATCAACTACTGTAAACGCACTATAATCTTTTGCCTGTCCACGAGAAACATCTACTGTTAAGAAGTATGTTCCGCCCTCCTTTGGTTCGTAATATTCTCTATAACCATCAGGAGATTTTTTCTTGGGAATTGACGGAAACATTTGTTTTAATTTTGCGGTAGAAATCAAAGTATTGGATGAACCAACAAAGTCACATTCAAATTCCGATTGAAACTGTTGCTCACTAGAGTTTCTGATAGTCTCCATTTTCCATTTATCATCTCTTAGAGGTCCTCCCGCAAAAAGTGGGACTTGAGTCCAATGAACTTCTATGGGAATATATTCATTCTTTTGTGGATCATTTTTAGGCCGAGTTGCTCCTCTCCAAAAAGTATAAAACATGTTCAAACCATTTGGAGTGGAGACCATCAACACCTTTGTACTCTGTCCGGATGTAATTGTCGGGTAAACAGAACTGAAAAATTCTTCCGCTATGTTCTGTGGAACGTGAGCAAATTCGTCAAGAAAGATTAGGTTAAATGATCCACCACGAATTGCCGAAGAGGATGTTGCAGATGCTGTAATTTTTGAGCCATTCTCTAAATGAATACTTCCTTTGTTCCATTCAATAATCCCCTGCTGAAGCCATTTTGGTAGATACTCATATGCTAATTTCAATCTACTTAAAATTTCTCTTGCGGTGCTTTGTTTATTGGCAAGAACGGCAACATTCATGCTCTGGTTAAATAAAACATAATGAAGAATATAAGAAATTACGGTTGTTGACTTACCGCTCTGTCGAGGAAGTTTTGCGATGACAAATCTATTATCATGAACCGTATTTACTATTTCTCTTTGATAGTCGTATAGATCAAAAGGAACTAGTCCTTTATCCAGAGACACTACTTTGATATATTTTTCTATGAAGTATACAGGATCGTTGGCACACTTGACGTATTCCTTAATCTGATCTTCTGTAAAATCAATTTTTATCCCAACAGGTTTTAGATTGGGATTCCCTAAATATCCAGATTTATTCTCGCTCATTTTCATTATTTTCTATCACTTTACTTCTACTTCTAGATGCATTAATTATATCTTGAAGGTCAGAAGTGGAACCAACATAAAATGCATTATTAGTTGTATTTTTTTGAACATACTTGTTGTCTTCTTTATTAATTTCTTTTGTTTTCTTATGCAGATCTACAATATCCTTGTTAACTTCGGAGACAGTTTTTATTAACTGGGATACCACTTCATAGGCGCGAGGATGATCACCTTCTGTCGCAACTTTTAGTATTCCATCTATAGCCATTTCACCAGTAGATACTAAATGCTTTAGGTTTCCTCTAACTTCTTTATAATCATCTTCAAAATCCCTTTGCTTTATGGTAGATATAGGTTTCTTATCAGGAAGAACTTCTATAGATTTTCCTTTGTATTCTACGTTCAATTCATTTTCTATACTTTTATCATGGGATTTCATGGGTCGGGTTTCCTCTCACTCCAGTGGAATAATCGCCGGTGACTTCAGTTCTCATATCAAACGGATCTAATACACTAGATCCGCAGGTAAATCCATCCATGATATCAACAGTAACACCTTGTATGGGACCGTATGTGGTTTCTGGACCAAATATAAATGTTTTTGCGGTAAAACTAAATGTTGATATTATAGATCGTCTTGTTGCAAAATCGCCTGTGTAATCTTCTTGCATTTGAACAGCATTAAGTGTAATGGGAACATCCATCTTTGGATGAACTGTATTCATGTTCAATGTGATATTAAAGTTTGGGGTAAAATATGGGAGAATCTGCTCCATAATTTGAAGATTCTCTTCAACATACCTACTGTAAATGTAAAGCCCGAATGTAATATTATATGGGACTGCATTAAACATGAAAGCGCCAGTATTACTGGAAGTTCGTATTTGTTTTTTCCGAAGTTTATTTGTTACTCGATCAACATCATAAATTATTGCACTGATGTCAAATCCCATGTGAGGTAGGGTGATTTGAGTTTTATTTACGTCTTCAGAAATAGAACTCATGTTTCTAATTCTTCTTATGAATTTTTCCTTTGGTCCATAAGAAATAGGAACTTGAATTTTTTCCTTTGTTGTCCCATCTGTGTTGTATTTAAATACTTGTATCTGATCGAATAAACTACCAAACCCAATCACAAGTTTTCTCAGAGACTCGTTATAAAAATGTGAAAACATTAATACCTACCTTCCGAGAACGGATCTTTTTCGCTAAAGTCTAGTATATTAGCGGCTTCTGATTTTATTGCTTCGTTGTCTCCTGATGTCACACCGGCAGGATCGAGAGGAATAACTATATCCCCACTTATACCCTTACGAGTTTCGTCAATTTCATCCACAACAGAATTTCCAGTATCGAAATCTTCGTTGCTGTAAGTAAAGACTTCACATTGAAGTTGATAAGTGTATAAATTTCCCAATTGATAAAATGGGTTTTCATGTTCTACAAAATTAATTTCGAATGTTGTGTTGCTTAGTGGAAAGTGAACCAAGTCACCCTCTCTTGGTCTTCCTATGGTTGGAACTAAACTGGTAACTTCTTGTTCAAATCTTTTACGAGAAACTCTAAGGTTTACCCTGTCTTTTATATCAATACCTATTTGACTTATTAAATCGCCTGCACCTTCAAATCCCTGAATACTTTCAATATACATTTCAAGTGGAAATGTGTTTTCAAATTTACTAATTTCATCCTCACCGAAGATTGTGTCTAAATTGACCAAAGTTCGAGGAATATAAATCATATCCCTTCCCATCGCACGAATGGTTTCTATTGTTATATCCTCTGCTAAATTTTGTTCAGAGCGGACATTTTGATTGATGTATGGATTTGTTGCCATCTAATTACCCCGTCATAAAGTCAACTGGGAGTTCGTATCTGGACAATAACATTTCCTCCACCTTATCAATTTCTATTTGAGCCTCTTGATATATTTGACTTCCCCTAAGTACGACTCCACCTGGCATCTGTACTCCATCGAACTTGGAAAGATTTTGTCCCCACTGTCTTTTTAATAGTGCAGTAAAATATTCTTTGAGATATCGATCGTCGTATATTTCTGTGTATATCTCTGGATTTTGTTTAGCATATCCTTGAATTATAATATACTCCCCAACCTGTATTTCATCTTGCCAATTCATATCAATATGAAGTCGATTGGAAACTTTGTTAAATCTCAAAGCCTTTTCTGGTTGGAAGAAGTCTTCAATTAGATTGATGTATCTTTTTGTTTGATCATATGAAGCAAGTCCGAGTGAAGAATTACCACCCAAACCTCTGTTTATGCCAAAGTAATCGCTTAGTGCCATTTGATATCTTACATCAAACATATTAATGTTGGCAAAATCTCCGAACTGAAGAACTTTTGTTATGCTGACAAGATCTGACCCAGTTGGTGCGGCCGCATCATTTGTTATACCGTTTAGAGGACCAAAATCATTGGTGTTGATATATTGATTGGTACGATCTGCATCGGTGACTTGGTGTCGGAAAAATACTTTATCGACACCATCGTAGTGACGTTCCTGAAAATATTCAAGGGCGTCTTCTAATCTGTCTTCTGCCTGCTGATAATCAACATTAATCTCTACTACAGGAGAACCAAGTTTCCTGAAAGAATAATCAATTAGTGCTTGTTTTGAATTGATTGCCATGCTAGACTCCTCTTAGGTATGTATAACCTGGCACGAGTATCATCAACCCTCTTTTTTATCTGCATTGACTTTATCGAGCATCTCTTGAATATTTGGTGGAGTTTCTGGAGTGGTTACAGAAACTCTTTGTAAATCCTCATATTCTATATTCTCGATATAATATCTTCGGGTAACTGGCTCTACCGCTTCGTCTGGAGTGCTGGGCTGGTAGTTTGTAAAACCAGGCATCTGCAAAGGGCAGTTTAATCTTGGATAATCCAACTTGCTGTATTCCTCACCATCAGAAACCAACCAAGTTCCTTTTTTATCTCCACAACCACAACCACCACAATAGAATTTACCTTCAGTTACACTTTCTCTAAGATACTCACATGGAGGAAGTTCTCCTCCGGTGTTGTCGTTCCCGATGCAACTAAGAACACGAAGTTGTTTTTCTGCTTTTGCAACTTTATTATTTCGAAGGCCTCTTGAAGCCATAGACATTGCAAAACTTTTCATCATGCTCAAGGCACCGGGTTTACCCGTTTGCTTTTCTATATTTTCTTTTGTTTGCTTTGGGGTTTTATTATCACCACATGATTTGCACTCTTTTGTCATATCAATTCCTTATCATTTTCTAGGTGGCTTTGATGGTCTTGTAGGTTGCCTAGGAGGAACTTTGGGCATTCTGGGTTGTTTTAGTGGTTGTTTTGGTTTACCTTTATTACATCCACAACCCATATTAATTCTCCTAATCTATGTATATGCGTCTGACTAAGGGAACAATTAATTTTGTTCTTCTATCTGCTTTATATACAAGACCTCGTTTTTTCCCTTTATCATCATCTCTCATATTTTGAGCGTAAAAATAACCTTTACCCCCAACTATTTGAGACGATATATCTTCAGATTTACCCAATTTATCATTCTCAGACCAAAGAGTAGATGACATCATGTTTTTATATTGGGACGATGTAGGTACTCCGAGAAGTATACTCATTGATCCGTATGGATCATAAAATGGTTGTCGGCGTGTACCATCATAATATCCATTTTTATGGTGTGAAAAGTTTTTGTAAATTAATGATAATTCATCTATACTGGGAATATACCAATCGTTGAATCCGTTAAAAACTAAAGACCTAACTTCTTCTAGTAATTTAGAATTGTATCCACCGAAACTACCACCGTCTCCATAAGTATTAAAAAATCCATCGTAGAATGATGTTGGCTGTGAAAGTGCAGCCTCTCCGATACTATTCATTGCCAATTTAAGAGGGACCCTATCTAAATCCGTTGTGGTAACCTTCGATAAGTATGATTTTCGAAGTAATTCTAAGTCACCGAACGATCTATATGAATATATTAGAGCCCATTTCTTCTTGTTAGTTCCCGATCCATCTCCTCGGGATTTGATTTCTTCCATTTTATCGTTTATTCTTCGCTTAATAACTGACGGTTTAGAATTTATAGAACCGCCTGGCTTAAATGTTCCCATATAAATTCCTCCCTGATAATGATCTCCTATACGCGGGAGACTAATGGAAGAACTAATTGTGGGAGGGAAAACTCGTAATGAACCCGAACCTCTTTTTGGTGCGTAAATTAATGAAGAAACATCTGAACAGGAATATGAATCATTACCTGATGGGTATTGATATCCTTTTAGGTTAAAGCACTCTTCTGGTGTTTTACTTGAACAAACATGCTTAAGTTCGTTATCGATTGTTGTAAGAGTAAAGCAAGGGTATTTCCTGTTCCTTGCTTGTGCGGTGGGACTACTTTTCAGGGTGCTATCATCGCCATAACTTCGCCTTTCTGTATTATTGGCAGCAGAGCCACATGACGCAGGATTTGTTATGTAAGACCAGTCGCATAAGGCACCATTCCCTCCAACCTCGTCTCCGTAGTATACACTGATACCATCCGTTGCAGCGGTAAGATCTGAGCACTCCTTCGCAGTGCATACATTATCACATTCTACTCCGTCATTTTCAGTTCCGTGACAACATGCGGCCGGAACACGAACATCGGTTTGATTTAATATACTTCCGCACAAACTTGTGATATTTTCCACTTCTTCACATTTACCATAAAACCAATTTCCCTGTCTTTTGGAGCATTCACATTGGCTAACATTATCTTTGTATCCGTTTATGTTTAGATTATCACCTTCGGGTGTTTGGTGGTAAACGGTACTATCCGATCCACCTCTATCAAGAACAATTTGTAGAAAGTTTTCAAAATCTCCCTCTTGTTCTCGAACATATGAACATGCACAGCAACACCCAGTCAACCCCCTATCAGGACACTGTAATGTTGTTGAGTCTCCTGCTCTAAAAAAACCGTTCTGTCGATTACATTCATTAATAGTGATATCATCACCAATCAATTTAGTTCCATCTGGGAGACAACATCCTCCCGTTGCCGCGGCGTTTGCACTATAATCAACTACCGTTTTTATGCGAGATCTGAATTGGGTGCTCATCAGTCTCCTGCTCCTTCAGGTGGATCTTCGTAATCTCCATCAAGTGGTATACCACCACCACCACAGGGATAACACACGCCTGGGTCCCCGCCCTCTTGGTCGTCACAGTCATCACATTCATCCCCGACGCATGAGTATCTCGGAGATGTCCGTACAGTAAGAGTATCAGTTTCACATGTGTAATAACTAAACTCCCATACACCATTCTCCACACAACAGATATCGGGCAGATCGAGCGTGCTCCATGGCGCTTCGCAGCAGCCCAAAGATCCTGCTACGCCACAACTTCCACGAGAACAAAATGTTTCATTATCATTATTAGTGCTCGGTGCATATAGCTGTTCTATGCAAGGGTGAGAATATAAATTTTCAGGAGAGTTATAGTAAATAGTTCGTTCCGGTGCTGCTTCCCAGTCATCCTGACGAACCTCATAACTCTCCCCAACGCCGCCGGGACGATCAAACCAATACCAACCACATGCGTCTTGCCGAGCAGCTGCCCAACTCGCCGGATTAACGATGCCGCTGCACTCTGCCGCTAGGGCTGGATAACCTCCAGCCCCGAAGCACGGGCCTTTTTTCCAGAATTTAAAGCAATTCATGGGGCTGATCAACGGTGTACTTTCTATTAAACAAAAAGATTCTTCCATGCTGGTGCCGTCCTGACCGTCGTATAAATCGCAGCAGTGTCCACCTAGTGGGTTGCTGTTACCACATGTTAGTGGAATTCCCTTTTCTCCCAGAGGTCCGGAGCCGCATCCGAAGGCACCTCCGAAGGGATCCAATCGACTCGTTGTTGGTGCTACTCCGGCGACCGCGGCGTTGTTTAAAGCTCCAAAATACTGGTCGTAGTAGTAACCACCGAATCCGGAGCCTGGGAACTCATTTCTGATATAATTCATATATTCTATGAAGCGATCACCAGCAACGGGACATCCATTACTATTTCCCTCCTCGGTTCCATCGGCGAGATCTCCGAATCTTATGGTGGTGTTTTTCCCTCCAGTGTAAAAACTGTCCGGCATTCCTAAAATTTTATGATCACCCGGAAGTCCTGCTTCTCTCCAGAAATCCATTTCACCAAATGATCGACCGTCGGCGCTTGTATAGGCTGCGCCGATCGCATTCCAAGATGTTGGATCATAAAAGCCCTCTGAACCCGGTCTATCAAATGGGAACCAATCATCATCTGGTAAAGATAGAGAGGCGGCCGCATATTCGGAAGGATAGAAAACCTGATTCGCGTCAAGATATGATGCTGTATTTCCGGGAGAATACCACCGGAAATTTTGTGGCCATATGTAGTGTCTGGGGGAATCTGGATCTTGTGTCCACTTCAACGCCGATGGATCAGACCCGTTCCAATTTGGATCGGATGGATTATATAAAGTTAGGTTAGTTCCCTCTGCAATAGTTGAATGGTTTGGAGCTTCAACTAACTTACCCGCGCCCGTGAGTGGTTCTCCTTGTCCTGGTCCTTCAGTTCCAATCCAATTTTCTCCACCCAAGAATCTTGGGTAGTCTGGATGTTGTTCCTTTGGTTTATTCCAAGGTCCACAGTATGGAAAATATGGCGGAGGACCACAGCATTCAAATAATGGTACTTGAATACATTGAGGAATTATCGCGTCCGAGTAAAGGACGTTATAAGTGTTTGTGCCGTCGAACGCAGCGCTACGAGATTGAAGTGGTTGGATAAAAGTCTTCTCTTTGTTTGGAGTTCTTCCATCAAATTCTGGAACTTCTGCCTCGGGATCGTATTCACCGTCCCAATCCGCCCCATTATACCAGAGGCTGTATGAGTCTCCCGGCGCCCCGCTGTACATGAATCCATGTGCCCCTCGCAAGTGATGGCACCCGCCAGGTCGGGTACAGCAACCCATAGGTCCAAGAGGATCTATGTCGTTACATATTCCGCAGAAGAACGGTGCGGAGGGATCGGTGCAACCAATGACATCATCTGTATGATCTTCACATTTCTTAAATGTACCACCATCGGCTGGAAGACCATCTTCATCGGCATCGCCACCCTTCCAGCAATTTGGATTTGTTGGGTTCGCAGCCTCACAGAGTTCCTTTGTTGTGTTAGAACAAAGGTAAAATCCTGTTTCTTCATTAAAACTACAACATGCACCATTTCTCCTATCACACGGATTAGTTGCACATGATACATCATTAATAAAGTATCCATTCAAAACATTTTCGCAGTAACTTGCGTTTGTGTTTGTGCAAGTCTCATCATTATTGGTGCAACATGAACCCTCTGATCCACATGAGTCTGGTGTGCATGGACCTATTCCGCCCCATGCACCATTTGATGCTATACACTCCTCAAGTGTTTTATTAACACATCCTCCTTGTTCACAGCATCTACCAGAACATAATTCGGAGCAAGACAGACCATTTGATCCGGGTCCACCGAAAAAGCCGTTATTGGATATACAATCTTGGTATGTGGTTTGTGTACACTCGCCGGTGCTGGTATTACAACAATTTCCTATGCAGGTATCAGGACATGGAGAACCATCACCTCCATAATATCCTCCTAGCGAAAGACATTCTTCTGATGTTCTTTGTTCGCATTCTAGTCCAGTGCAGCAAAAACCTAAAACGGGAGGTTCTTCTTCCACACAACAACTAACTTCTGCACAACGTGAGCCGTGACCCTGAAATATATCCGGTAACGTGCAGTCGGTGGAATTTGTTGCATCTTCACATGTGCCATTTTCTCTACAACAAGCACCGACATAATTTATACCAGAACAACAATCAACGTATCCACATGCTTCTGGAGAGCCTGGAGGGGGTGCTACTGAAAACCCACCTAAAAATTCTTCACATTGAATTTTGCTATACTCTCCGAGACAAAGACCATCTTTACAACAGGCCAATTTATCCAGACACGGATCATAACAGAATCGTTCTTCATTTGATCCTTCCTGTGGATAAGTTCCACAAGAAACACCTGTCCAGAAGGTTCCGTGATAGAAGTCACATTCCTCTTGACTTACAAACTCTAAGCATATTCCATTGGAGCAACATACATCTCCTTCTACATCACATGCCTCTTCACATGAAGTAAACGGTCGGAAAACTCCACCTAAATCATCATTACACGTTCTCTGATCAACAAAGTCTTGACATTTTCTCTGTCCTTCTTCCGTATAACAACAAGATCCAAATGATCCACTTCCGCTGCATCCATCGGTATCATAACCCTTGGATGCAAATGTCACATACCATTTGTCTTCTTCTTCCTTACTGACAGCGATGTTCGTAAAATTAACCACATCAATACCACATGAAAAATAATCATCACCCTCTTCGAAGTATAGATTATTGGGAAGTTTCCAGAAAGAATTTCCATCAACAAAAGCCGTAAATGATGTCACCTCTCCTATTGTTTTACTATACCCAGTTATACCATTGATACCAATAGGAGTCATTAATTTAAATATAGATCCTTTTGATATGTCCAAAGTTATTCCCGGTCCATTAAACGCTTCATTCGGACCGAAACTTTGAATATTATTTCTTTCAGTTAGAATTGCACCTCTACCAGTAAGCCCGGAAGGATTACGAGGCGTGGTGATTGCAAAATCTGCTGTTCCTGCTCCACCGAAGAAATCAAAAATGTCTCGTGTTAGTCCAGAAACTTCAATATTTAATTGATCACCTGAAGTGGTCCCGGAAAATGCATTAGTATTTGTTAAGTGAACAAGTCCACCTCCCGAAGTGGCCCCCTCACTCAATTGCTTTATTTCAGCAGTTCCTCCGATGACAATCATATCACCGTTTCTATTTACTCTTATATTTCCATCGCCCGTTATACTTCTAAACGCAAATGTTAATCCAGAGGTTGTTCCGTATATGGATGGAGTGGATGAGAATATATGAATACCATTTCCAATATTTTCTCCAGTAACAACTCCCTCATATTGAGCCGACACCCCAGTTAAACCACTTATTGGAATTTCAACTCCGTTACTGAGAACTAGCACTAACGCCCCTAAATCATCATATCTTCCTCTTATGACATAAGCACCAGAGGCCCCGGTGGGCCCGGTGATTCCAGTTGCACCAATTGATCCAGTGGGACCTATTGATCCTGTATTACCAGTGGATCCAGTTTCACCTTTTATTCCACCCTGCGGTTGTACGGAACTGCTACCTCGTATATCACTCATACTATCTCTTCTCCTCCACAGGGACATGGTCCACAAGAGTTACAATCAATTATTGTTGGGAAACTATTTGCAGTATAACAATACTTACTTACAACGTATATAGGTACTCTTTTTACCAATCTAACCTTTGCGTTTGCATCAAATTTATTATATGAATTTACAATTCCATTTGAAAAGTCTTGTGTGTATGCTCGGAAGGCGCTTCCTGCTCTGTATTTGATTTCATCGGACCACAGATTAACATTATAGTTTGTTCCTAATCCGAAATCTGCTGCTTCAGTATAGTTATGCGAACCTGCACTACCACTTGTGGAAGACCAATACATTCCACTCAGATCTTGCCAACCTTCAGGTGAACTTTCTGATGTTATTTCAGATTGATTTGCATATATGTGATTCAGTTCAACTAGGCTTGGGACATACCAGTCAAGATTAGATGGATTATCTCCGTTTGCGTCGGAAACTAACTTCATAGCACTATCAACATTTTCTTGATTCCATAAATCACGATATGCATTCTTAAATTCTTCTGGGAAGTTTTCAATGTTGTTTTGGTTTGGAGGATTCTCAAGATTTTCCCAAGGGTTATTTTCTTCTGTTATCCACCTATCATAGGCCTCAAGGTCAATACCAAATGCGTCAGGGGAAAACCATATATTATTTTCTATAGAAGAACTATCGTAAAGTCTGGTGTTTAATAAACCATCTAAACTACAAGTTCCCCATAAACTTACAGGTTCATTTAAATCTGTTCCTATACCATGTGCAATTCCCCATTTTACATTGTTTGCACTCTCATCAGTTTTCTTTACGAATAATGCCCATCTTCTATGAATTGTGTAACCTTCACCATAGATTTTGTCTGCATATTCATTGAACTTAGATCCATCTGACGGATCTATTAATATATTGTCTGGTGCATCAGATGCCGAAGCCAAGAATCCTAATTCACTCAACTGACCCTGTACATAATTAATTTCTAGGTCAGCAAATGGACCAGGAAGTGTATATAAAACTGGATGAATGTGATCACATGGACACGCACTTTCCTCTAAGATTGTTCCAACTGTCGGTTGATATGTAATTACTTCATTTGTTGCATTTTCTGCGAGTGTTGGAATAACATTCCCACTACATTGTAATGGTGTACAATTTTCAGCAGGACCCCCCACATATCCTATAAATACTGCTTCAGAATCCTGTGATAACACTTGACTTCCAATTGGTTGTCCGCAGGGGTTTACTGCCAATTGACAACTAAAGTTCCCAACATCTTCGGGATCTCTACAACAAAGTCTCTGACTGATACCATCTGCTAGGGTAACTATTCCGTAACTTTCATCCCGTTCTGAGTCGTAAGTTGTTCCGGAACATACAGTTCCTGCACCCTGATAAAATCCTCCAGTGTTTGCACACTGAAGAGGTGATAGATTCCCCACACACAACACACCTTTACAGCACGCACCGGGGAATAGATCCAAGCAACAGTTATAGTAATTATCATCAAAAGGATCGCATGATTGTCCGGGATGAAAAATACCTCCAATCGCATCGCATTGATCTCTATTGAAGGAATAACAAACCCCATTCAAACAACAAGCACCAATGTTATCAGTGGGGCATAAATTACTACATGTTAATCCCCGACCACCATTTTCCTCGGGTCTACTAAATTCTTCACAGTTGAGAATATTTGGAAAATATATTCCACCAAATTCTGCACATTTATTTTCGCTAGTATCTACACAGTTTCCATTAACACAGCAGGGGTGTGTTTCTTTGCAATTTGGGCCCTCTGTTCGAAGAGCACACGGATTGAGGGAAAAATCCCCTAACAATTCATCACAGTATTTTTTAGTAGTATAATCAAAACATTGCGTTCCATATTCTCCGGTTATAATATCTGGTGATGAACAAAAACAACAAGACCCTACTGCATTTACTAAGTCATCTCCGGTGGCAGTATGTGCTGTCATGTCCTCGAATTTGTGTATTAATTGAGAACTTCCGCCTGTGCCTAAATCAATTTCTTGAGAACCGGAGAAGTCATTACCAAACCTAGTATATGGTCGAGAAAATCCAGAGGTATTACCTATATTGGGCCCGGTTCCGCTGGTTTGTCCCCCGGTTCCTAGTCGTATATAAACATTGCTTCCTGTAAATCCACCGATAGTGAATTCCTGAATGCTACTCAGAACTGGCATAATATTGGATCTAGCAAGATCGCTTGTTGAAATTTCACCTATTTTTTCGACTCTTCGTGCGGTGATTGTTAATAATTCATTATCGATAAATGTATTATTTTTTGTTGAACGGCCTGCACTATTACCAGCATCGAGATATAATAATTCTCCAGACAGACCAACAGAACCATCTGGATCAATACCAGTCAGTGTGATTCCGGGATCGTTGCTCCCTGTTGCAGAAATTAAGTTTCCTCTAACTTCGAGTGTTCGGAATCTTGCAATGTGTGCAAGCGGATCCGCGTCTCCGGTAGAAACAGTTTCTTTGTATACAAATCCAGAAGACGCACCTTGATCTGCGTTTGTGAATTTGAAAAATAAAGTTTCAACATCCGCAGTTCCGGATCCCCGGAAACCATCAACACTAATCTTATCCCCATTAGTTAATGTAAATGTTATCCCATCACTAACAGATCCTACCAGATAACTCTCAGCGAATGATATACCAATTCCTGTGTTTCCTATATTACCAATACCACCGGCTTCTCCGGTATCTCCGGTCGCACCAGTTGCCCCAGTTGGACCCTGTGATCCCGGACCACCTTTATATACAACTTTTCTACTGCTTCCTCTAAATATGGGCATTAATTATCTCTTAGTATTTCTGGTATATTCCATGCTTTGAACTCATCAGATCCCGTCGCACCATAATTTCCATCACACCGAACCAAACGAATAGGTCTGACCTTGTATCTATTATCGATACGATTCTTTCTGGCCGATTTAAATGTGGATGGAACACCTGTTTCTGAAAAATATGTTGCCCATGCAACTGTACCGGCAGTTACACCGTTCTCAGAGTGCTCTCCCTCTTTATTTCTTACATCAAATGCTCCAGTTGATGTCCAGTGCCATCCCGTCATCGGAGTTTTATTTTGCGATAAAAGTGCCGTATTTAAATCGAAACCATAATATAGGTCTCCATCATTTGCGCAAAGTGCTGCTAAATAACCCATTTCATCGTAACTAGGTAAGAACCATTGTGAAATTTGTGGTTGATTTGCAGAATTTCCTTGCATATCACCCGTGAGACTATCATCCATTAAACGAGTCGCACGAATTGCAGTATACTCGCCCCCGGTAATTGCAGGACCAAAACTGGTTGGATCGAACTCACCACCGACTGGTGTGTAACCTAAAAATTCTATATTGTCTGCGTGTGCTAAGTGAAGGGAATTGTACAATCCCCAATTTCGTCTCCAGAAGCCATTTATGGATTGCACAGATCGAGTTCTTAACCTGTTTAACCAATCTTCACCTAGTGCTCGTGCCTCTCTACACAGTGGGAATGATCTATTTTTAAGATTTTCTATGCTGTTTTCGAATGTGCTTCCAGAACTGCCCGCAAACCAATATCCTTCGGAATATAGTCCCGTTTGAGAATACTCCTCTCCGAATATACCAACGCCTGATTTTCTATCGTCGAGATCAAGATAGGGTCCCCATGCGTTTCCTTGATTTGACCAAGGGAATCCTGTGCTAATTCCGGGATTGTCGCTATAACTTTCATATGAATTACCAGAAACACCTACTGGATCAAGCGATAAAATCATGATATAGGAATCGGGAGCACTTTCGTTTTCTTCTGGGAACTCTGTTTGTGATAGAGTTTTACAGTTGATATAGTTTGGACTTGTTACACCCTTAAATCCATATCCATGATGATCATATTCATTTCTATAAAACTCCGATGAAATATCACCCGTTGACATTACTCCAGTTGTGGTTCCATAGTATGGATCTGATGTAAATCCATAAGGACCCTTGGTGAAGACTTCTTTGGCACCTAAAGCATATCCGTAATATGGATTGTACGTTCCTACGACCATGCCACCTGCATAAAGGTCACCGGGATATAGGTCCACTCCCAGCACCCTACCGGCGCAGGTGGGTTGATTTTGATCTGTCCTTTCTGGACATATTGTATCAGCACAGGTTGAGCCACTACCAGCAAATAATCCACCAGAAGATAAACACCCATCAAATGTATGTCCATTTTCACATACAGTTCCAAAGCAACAAGAACCAGTTCCAGTGGAGCATACTGATATGTCAGATATTGGACCTACTATAGGATCAATTATACCATTGCAAGGAACACCCACACCTTGGAAAAATCCACCAGAATTAAAGCAGTCTATATCTGTCTTTTGATCGCATTCACCCAACCCATTACAGCAAGCACCCAGTCTCTCTAGAGAATCGGAACATTCAATGTATTTACATACTGTTTCATTCCCGTGAAAAATTGTTTTCACACCAGTGGTATCGGTGGAATTTCCTATGGTAACACATTGATTTCCATGTAGTTGGGTACATATTATGGTATCCTGTTCTCCGGGATTTTGTATTTCTATACAACACGCACCAAATTGATCACATATACCACCCGAAGTGGTTCCTAATGGGCCACAAGTTGTTCCTACCCCATGAAAATATCCAGAACATGAGAGTGCATCAGTTATCTCGCAAGTTGTTCCTGTGCAACATGCTCCGGTTATGCCTTGCTGAAATCTTCTGAACCCATCCACACCTTCCCCTCCGTCAGCGAGAGATAAACCATTGCAATCAAAAGGCTGAATGGTAGTATCACCTATGGTTGGGCCCCACTTTACTAAATTACCGTACCAGTAACTTCCCATCCAGAAAAAGTTAAATATATCTGGATCCGTTACACCACCAAAGCAGGGAACATTATTGAAAGGAAATAATACCGAACCATCATTTGAGTAAAATCTTGTTGTCGAGGGGGAAGTTCCAGTAGCACCCTTTACAATAAGAGTAAATGATTGTGAAGTTGTATTGGATGAGGGTGCATCTAGTCGAAAAATAACGGGGGCAGCAACTGTTTCCTCTGTTCTGTTTGTTAAATCGACAGAAAAAACTCTTGCCTCATCTGGATTTATGGCAAAAGTAAATCCAGCGATATCTTCTATAGTTTGAGAAAATTTTCTCTCTGTTATATCCAAAGCCTTTTCTTTGTAGTCCTTGGATGTAAAAGATATTGATGTTGTATCTTTGTCATATTTTGTATTCGCAACACTAAACAGAGTAGTTCCTGCACCACTCCCTGAACTAATTCCAATTAAAGAGTTTTCATATGTTGGACCAGATACATTTGCATATCCACTACTCTCTCGATCAAATTCTATTATAATTTTATCTGTCGTGGTATAAACCGAGAGACTATCAGGAGTGCCACTTTTTATACTTCTTAGTTTTAAATCATTTTCTGATATTCGTGAATCAAATAAAGTAACTCCAGCGCCTAAATTTTCACCCTTAATTACTAAATTCTCATTTCCACCGGAAGGTCCTCTTATAACATTTTCACTAGAAAGAAACTCACCATTATCAAATGTTACCCGTAAAAATCCAAGAGAGTCACGGTCAATTCCAGTAGTTCCTAATATAGATGATCCAGTTGGTCCAGTAGATCCTGTGACACCAATGGGGCCGATAGGTCCACTTGCACCCGTGGGTCCGGTATTTCCGGTATTTCCCACTGATGCAGTAGAACCACCTAATGCTATTCTACTACTTCCGACTATACTAGGCATTAACTAGTTCCAATTATTTTATTTTCTAGTGATGTTATTCTTGTACCCAGACTTGAAAGTTCATCTGCAACATCGGAAAATGATACTGTAGAATTTGATGCGGTTAATTTACTAGTAACACTTAACTCTTTGATAGAAACTTTTTGTGGGACTGTTACGGCACTAACACTTCTAACTTTATAAATTATTTTAAGGTTTTTCTGTACTAATTTACCATCTTCATAGTAATTAAATGATTGATTGCTTGTTATTCTTGGAGTAAATACAGAGTAAACCTCACTTGCAGTAGGTGAATATGAAATATTATTTAAGAATAAAGTACTTCCCACAACGGTTGAGGTTTCATCTGGAGATTTTCTAATATCAACTTTATTATTTGTTGTGTCTACTCTTAAAACTCTAGCAGTGGAAGTAACAGTACCTCCTTGTTTTTGGTTAGCACTTCTATTTGTTAATGAACTGGTGACTGATGATGCAGTGTTCAACGTAACTCTTTCTACGTAACCATTACTAGTTCCAACATAAGAATAGTAGTCTGGGTTTTCTGCAACCACTAATTCATTTTCTTTCCCGGCATCCACCCAGCCACTAGGAACATCAGTATCTTCTGGAACTAATAACGATGTCGCCAAGGGTGGCTCTGACTCATCTGAAGAAATGATGTCTCCACCAACCGAATACCCAATATAGTTCAAAACCTGAAAATTAAAATCTTCAGATGTGGCCACTGCTTGTAACATGGGCTTGACAATTTCCGTGGGTTCTATGGGTTCAAGATT